AAGAGAAGGAATCATCTTCATGAATTATCTCCGCGACTTTTTACCGGCGCATTTCCAGCGCTTGCGTGACAGGCGCAACGGGCTGTTAGGATTGCGTGCAGCTTTCGGATGCTTCTTCATCTGACCGGCTGATCGGGCGCAATAGCTGTCACCCTTTGATGTGCCAGGGCGCACCCGTGGGCCACCACCCTTTGCCTTGCCAGCTTGTCCGTAAGACACTCGTTTGCCTGTGGCAGTGACCTTGACCTTGGCCTTGCCCTTGGCTGGCGCTTTTCTAGCCATCAGCCAGCGCTCTCATGCGCTTTACCAGTCGATCTGCGCGGTTGGTCACTTGCCCATACCACTTGGAATCAACCATCTCATCTGCCGCGCGATTCCAGTCTTTTGCATAAATACCAGATTTCATGCCAACAAACTTGGACAGACGCGGCCTGCCCATATTGAACATCATGTTTGCTAAAATGCGCTGACAGTCTTCTGGCAGATCATCAAAGTTCTCATACAAGATGCGGCACTCTCTCAGCGTAATCGCGATATCGTCTTCAAACACCTGATTGACGCGATCCTCGCTGACGGGTGTGCCAACAGGCTGACCATACTCTGGATCATCTTCTGTAATCAGATGACCGATTCCGTGCGTAGGCAGCGACAGGTGATCTAAATATATTTCATACTTGCAGCCCTCATCAGCCGCTATCTCTTCACGCAGCGCATCAATGTTCATGCCCGCCTCGTTTTCTTTTTTTTCTTCTTCTTGTTTAAGGCTGTGAAATCAGCGCGGGTGATTTTGGTGCGCGGCTTGGCAGCAGCAGCTAATTTTTTCTGCTTCGGAGAATACTTGCTAAATGGCATCACTTCTTACCTTTCACCTTGCCGACAACACCCTCAAGCATCCCGCCGCCAAAGTAGAAGGCCAGAATGGTCAGCATTGCCTCGCCCACATAAAAGTCATCAATCACTTGTTTGACATCAGAGATGTTTGTTTCGCCCATCAGGGTCATCACCAACACCAGCGCAAACGACGCCAAGAACGTGGCTGTGAACATTAGGGCTAGATACCGCTGGGCCACCTTGAAGGGTGCGTATGCGGCCATCGTGTCAATCTTTGCCTGCGCCTTAATGCGCTCCATTTCTTCATCAGAACTGTGGACATCATCTATCAAGTCCATGCCCTTCTTGATCACATCCCCGTTGCCAAGGATTGATGCTAAAACTCCCAGCATTATTTCTTATCTCCCATTTGAGTGAAGCCCATGTAGGCACCCACCACACCGCTAAGTGAGAGGTACAGCAACGGGCTAATTTCTTTGAGTAGGGCTATTCGGGCGTCTGGTATGAACGGCATGAACAGCAGGACTGTATAAACGCCCATGCCTATGAGCGCGTAGCGTGCTAGGCGTAGCTGCGCCAAGTGCTTGCGGCTCTTGTCTTCTGTCTCACGGATTTCACGGGCGCGTTCAATTTCTGCATCCGTGACGACCCCATCATTGTCCAGGTCGTAGCGCTCAAACTCGCTCGACCTCTCCAGCTTCTTCTGGGCCACTTATCGCCGCAAAAGATCAGCTAAAGCCTGGCGACTAAGCTCTGTCGTGTTTGCCGCTGCTACCGGCACCGCCGCCCTCAAGACACGACCTGATCCAGCCACTACGTTTCTAGCGATTGGCACGCCTAATGTGGAGTATGCGGCTGGTGAGGCTAAAGTTGCCCCTATCGTTATTGGGTCTGCTTGTGATAAAGCGCCACCGCCTGCTGACGCTACACCCATACCAGTGGGTGACATCAATCTTGCCGCTGTGCCGGTGTTTGGCGTTTTGTTTCCCATTACATCTTGTGCGGCTTGCGCGAATCTTTGCAACCGCGCTTCACCCGCAGAAAATTTTGATTTGCGTTTTGTGATGTCGCCTTTTGCGGTGGCCTGTAACAAGTCGCCTGGGAGGAATCCATCAGTGGTTTTGCGTTGTAATTCTGCTACCCGAACTATTTCAAATTGACCGTAGGCTTGATCAATTTTGTTGAGTTTTGGACCTTGCACAGGATTAGCTGCTTGCAGTTCTGCGCTAAAAACATTTCGAACATCTTCTAAGGCATCAGCAGTGCGCTCTGATAAATCAGTTGGTGATTTAGTTCTAAGTCTTTGAATATCGCGCCGCAGTTCTGTCTGTGCTTTTTTAATATTTGCCCCAGACATTTTTCCGTCTTTAAAATTTGCAAGTATATGACGCGAAACTCTGGCCTTTACATCTTTTGCGATATCTTCAGGAAGATCAGATGTGACTGTGTTTAAAGCTGAAGACAACGGCATGACGTTATCAATCGACATTTTAGGAAGGATTGCATCGTATTGGTTTTTTAGCACTCTTTGTCCAAAACCAATCAAAGGTTTGCCTGCTAAATTTTTGGGAACTTTCACTCCCAATGGCCCTAATGCTTCCGAAACTGTTGCACGATTAAAACCAGCAGTCGCACGATCAAACGCACCCCGAATGGCATCGCCAAGCAGTGGCACGGTATCAGCCGCGCGTTCTTCGGCCCTTTGTAACGCGGTCCCTAGTAAGCTAGAGCCGCCAACAGCCTGGCCTGGTGTCAATGCAACGCCCTTTTTGATTAGGTCGCGTGCCGCGCCGGTAACTCTTGGTGCGACTTTATCAACCACGGGACCAGCAACAGCGCTTATAGCACCAGAGGCTGCGGCGCTGGGCAGGCGTTCCACTAAGTTACCTTCAGCAGCACCAAAACCGTACAAAGCGCCCTGCGCTCCGCTAGTGCCTGCCACCCTTGCCGCACGTTGACTCCCCGACCCTATACCGGCTGCACGCATCAGTTGCGTTGCCCTGCCAGCAGTGGCGGCTTGGCCAAGACCAGGTATAAACTGGGCCGCAATCGTTGGCAAAACTGCTGCCGCTATTTCTGTGCCATATGCAGCGCCTGGATTGCGATCTCTAAAACTGTCAATTTGACCACGAACATCTTTGACAACCTCTGCATATGTTTTGCCACTGTCAAATGCCGCTCTCACAGCAGCCTCAATCTCATCAGCAAATCCAAACGTAAGACCTTGCGCCCCTGCTCGCGCAAGATCACCGAAACCACTACTTCGTGCCGCATCTTCAATCGGAGTTTCTTCAACGTCTTCAAGTAGCGCGTCTAACTTGGCTTTTGACAAAGTTATCTCCTTAATTCGACTGAAGGGATTCGATTTTTGCAATCATGGCTGCAATTTCAGGATCAGTCAGCGAATTACCGCGTAACCTCCTGTATGCTTTCACCTCTGCTTCTGTAGAAAACTGATCAATCAAAGCAGGGCCAAAAATTTCGTTGTCGTTTTTAAATTCGTTTAGATATTGGTCAACGCTGCTATACGTTTTTCCATTCATTTTTCCACGACCATAAGTGTCATTTTCAGAAAAATAATCGGACGCCTCATTTGACATAATTTGAACTTTAAGGGCTGCTTGTTTTTGGAAAGCAAGGATTACCTTGTTTGCCTCTGCCGTCGTACCAAGTTGCGCAGTTGCTTTTCCAGAAAAGTCTAATTCTTTGTTTGACAATGCGCCCTTTAATTTAGACGTTTGATCAAGCACCAGCTTGTTAATTATTGATCGGAAAACTTGCTGATCGTTGATTTTGTCTATGTCAATTCCAAGTTTCTGAGGGTCAACACCAAAAGCGTTGATGATTCCCCCAATGGCACTTTTGAGATTTAAAATCGCCTCTGCCCCAAGACCTGAAACGTCGGGATTTTGCTCCAAGATGGCAAGCGCTTGGTTTATATTTGTAATCGTTTCACTGGCTTTTGCCGCTGGCTCAAAGTAAGTTTTGTCGATTCGAGTGGCACGGCTTTCACCGACTTTTTTTTGTTCTGGAGTGAACTCTTTGCCCGTGTTTACATTTATCGCCGTTGTATCTGGTTTGGGCAATGTTACACTACGCACATATTCGTTGTATTCCGGCGTCCCTGAAACTAAGCCCAATGCTTCAGCATCTTTCTGTGCTGCCGTGCGAATATCAGTAACAGCACGCGGCTGAACCAACTGGCCAATGCTGGTTGATGTTTGCTGAGTTAGCGGGTTTGTCTGCGTGGTCTGTACGCCGGTAAAATCACCCAAGTTTACTAATTCAGATGAGGTGGTTGGCGCAAACTGCGCTGCAAGCAATGCCGTTTGAGCGGCTGCTGGGTTGGCAGCTACAGCGGCGCGAACATTCGGTGAAACATTCGGCCCTAACATACCCATAATCTGGTCTGTCATTGCGGTTTCACGCTCAACTTGTGCGTCACCAGCCTTGCGCTGAAGATACGCGCCCACCAGTGCGCTGGACAGCCTGCCAAGCCCTTGCAAAGGCGTCCTGACCGGCGCGGTGCTTGCACCCTGCCCCATCAGCGCTTGGCCAAGGATGCGGCGTGGATCGGACTGGAAAGCCTGATTAAGCTGCTGAAACTGCATTGACGGCTGACGCGCCGGTTGCATCAGACCGTGGAATGGTGTGTGTGGCATCTATCACCCCTATGAAAGCAGATAAGCTGCGCCAAGATTGCCAGCCAGTCCGAACAAGCCGCCAAGATTTGCTGAACGATTTTGCATTGCCTGATTGAAGGCGTTCTGCTGCGCTGCTGCTTGCGCTGCAAATGCCCCTTGCGTGTCTATTGTGCCAGGTGCAAAAAACGATGCTTGCTGTATTTGCGGTCCACCCAGCAATGCTGCAAGTTCGTTAAAGTTCTGACCGCGCAGGGCTGTGCGCTCTGCAATCTGCCGCTGGCGCGCTTGATTGGCGATCTGGTTGCTAAGTAGCTGGTCGGCCACTTGCTGCTGTCTGGCTGCATTGGCAAGCTGTGTGTTTGCCGCCGCTTGGCTAAAGCCTTGGCCTTGCGCCGCCAGTCCAAACTCACCGCTGGCCGCACGCTCACCAAACTGCTGCGCCCTGATGTTGCGTGCTTGGTTGACCAGCCGGTCAGATTCCTGCCCTGCCGCTAGTGTCGCCTGCTGTGCCAGCCGTCCTAGCTGTTCGCCTTGCTGTGTCTCCAAGCGGTTCACAGCGTCGTTGTAGCCCTGTGATGTGATCGGGATGCCGCGATCAGCCAAGTTTTGCTCCAGCGCCTCACGCTGCTGCGTAAACTCTGGCTGCAACAGCCCTAGCTGCCGGTTGAACAGTGTTTGCTCAATGTTTGATCTAAACGCCTCTGGATCGCTCTGTAGGGCCGTCAGACCTTCAGTGTTGATGCTGGTGGGCATAGGCGTGGCTGTGCTGATCTGGCTCTGGAATGCAGGCAGGCCGGTAGTCGGGTCAATGTCCTGTGACTGCTGGACGCCAGCCAATGTTGGCGCTGTTCTGAACGGGTTCTGGAAATCAGGATCATCAGCAAAGATTGGCGATCCATCAGCGTTCTGGCCGATTACTTGTCGGCCTGTTACACGATTGAACGCAAGGTTGCCCAGCCCCAGCCCAGTGCCTTCAGTGGCCGCACGCATCTGCGCCTGAAACGGTGTTTCCTGCGTAAATGCTGCCGCCTGACCGTCTTCTGGTACTGCGCCCTGAACAAACTGCCCCTGATCGCCCACAGAGCCAAACAGCAGATTGCCATAGGGCGTAAACTGCGTGATGCGGTTTGCGCTTGCCTGGGCGTTAATCAGTTCGTTTGGATCAGGAACTGGTGGTGGTGAAGGCGCTGACTTGCCCATTACTTTGACCCTTTATCCATTTACATTCGTCCTTCAACATGCCCCACAAGATGCCATCGTCTGGCCCGTGCAGATGTCGCAGCCTGC